TTGATGACATGGACATTAAATTCTTTCCAGGGTTCAAGAATTGGCTGGGGGCGCAGTTACAATTTCAAGTCAAGAAACTATACAGGGATCCCGTCATCATACAATGGGGTAAACCCTGCATATGGGTGAACAACAGGGACCCTAGAGACACAATGGACACAAATGACATTGCATGGATGGAAGGAAATTGCATTTTTGTAGAAGTAAACCACTCTATCGTTCGTGCCAATACAGAGTAGCCTCTGGATCGAACGTTAATCCATCTGAAGTTGTTCCACCAATGCCCGGAACAAAAATATCAATGACATAATAATCACCCATTCCCCTTCTGCCACGCGCAGACAGGTTAGACGCACTCTCCTCTCCTCCGACTTCGTCATCGTCGTAAATAAGATTTTTATTCATGGGATGCCACTCCTTGAAACGTTGCATAGTGCCAAGATTATTGCCAGACCTGATTACATGTGTCCTGTCCCACTTAACCGTAACAAGATCCCGGTCGAGTGGGGCCGTTAGGTAATTGGAATAATCCTGACCAAGGGTACCCTTGAACAGCTGGGATTGAATGTTGTCCCACGTCCGCACTGCAAAAGCATTGCTTGACGTAAGAGAAAAGAGGCCGCGACGATAACCAGAAGAATCCTCGTTCCACATTACGGTAGACCCTAATGCAGACGGACCGGAGGGCTGGAAGATCTCAGCCCCCTTGAAAGTAAAACAGACACGGCGCCACTGCCACGTCAGACCGGTCGAAGTCTGCACTTCGATGTTCTCCTTCAAACCACGCATGTAGCAGGTTTTTGCAGTGCGCACAGTGGGGTTATCGACAGAAGCCTGGTTACCGGGGATGAAAGGAAAAACAGGGCTGCGATCGCGGGCAGTTGCGACCCAGCCAAGAACAGTGAGACCAAAGGAGCCATTCATTTCGTAGCGAGACTGCACCCCTGGGGCTTCCCAATTCGGGAAGGACACAGGGCGCATAGTATCACGCTTCTTTCTCGATGAGACGTTCAATATTGACTTGCGAGTCGCCATTCTCTTTGGTCTCATCGGTCGACGGTACGTAGAACGCCTCTTGACGGTGGAGCGACGGGTGGTGGAGCGCCGACTGAAACGTCGGGTAGGGCGTCGACGGGCGGTGTACCGCTTGCGGGCGTAAGCCATTATAACCTCCGCGTGAAAGGGTCAAGGGGGTGGGGGTTTTGATTGCGTGTAGGATATCTTCAGCCATAGCGCGAAAATCGCGCAAAAGTGGGGGAGGGGCCAGGTATAAATACCCTGGGTGGGTTGGGTTTTTTGGTATAACATTAGTTTCCAAAAAACCCTCTTTACCCATCACATGACATCCTTCAGATTTCAAGGCAAATATGTCCTCCTCACCTACGCACAATGCGGAGACCTTGACCCTTTTGCAATTGTCGGTCATATGGCAGAACTTGGAGCTGAGTGCATCATTGGAAGAGAGCTCCATGCTGATGGAGGAATTCACCTCCACGCTTTTTGTGCTTTTGAGCGCCAATTTCGAAGCCGACGGGCAGATATCTTTGATGTGGGTCATTGCCACCCAAACATCTCAAGCTCTAAAGGTACACCGGAGAAGGGCTACGATTACGCGATCAAGGATGGCGACGTTGTCGCCGGTGGGCTTGAGCGACCCGTCGGAGGGGAGAGCGGAGGAGGAACTGGGAAGGCTGATCTTGTCTGGGCTGAAATTATCTCAGCAGAGACTCGTGAGGAGTTTTTCAGACTTTGTCATGCCCTGGCTCCTAAACACTTGGCGTGCAACTTCGGAAGCATCCGAGCATTTGCTGACTGGAAATATGCATTGGCACCCATCGAATATCGACATCCAGGTAGCGTTAGCTTCGACACAGGGGGACTGGGAGGACTCGATGAATGGTTGTCACAGGCTTCTATCGGATCTGGTGGAGAGAGGCATGTAGCTGGTAAGTGCGCTCCGCCACCCCCCACTTCGTGGGGGACCCCCCGGCGTCACGAAAGGATACATCCCGTTTGGCTTGGTGGCTAAGCTTTCTAGGCAGACGTAAATCCTTGGTACTTTACGGAAATACCCGGGTCGGGAAAACTCTTTGGGCAAGAAGTTTAGGCAGCCACCTATACTTTTGTGGCTTATACAGTGGGGCTGAGGCTATGCGATACGACGAGGCAGACTACGCCGTATTTGATGACATGGACATTAAATTCTTTCCAGGGTTCAAGAATTGGCTGGGGGCGCAGTTACAATTTCAAGTCAAGAAACTATACAGGGATCCCGTCATCATACAATGGGGTAAACCCTGCAT